TCCCCCTGCAGGTCGAGCACCGCGTTGTTGAGCTCCTGCGTGATATGGGTCAGCCGATCGAGGGCCCGCTCATGCGACTCAGCCGGGAAGGCGCCGTTCGCGGGAAACTCGAGTGGCTGGATCCGGTCGGTGCGCCGGAAGATCGTGATGGTATCAGTTACCGCAACCGCCGACGCGGTCACCAGCGTGCCCCCCTGCTCGTCCTCGTCCTGCGTGACGGTGATGTCCGCTGGGTCGAGCTCGGTCGTCACTCCCCCCGAGGTCACCGCCGCGAACACGTACTCGCTCTCGAGGAACGGGAACGGGATCGTGTACGGAGTGACGGTCGAGTTGTTGCCGGTATAGACGACGGCGGGCAGGGTGTAGCTGGTGGCCATGGGTTACGTGCGGTATGGGATTCCTTGAGCGTCCATCTCTTCGTGGACCTTGAACATGCGAGCCTGCACCTCGGCCTGACGCTCGGGGCCGAACTCACCGTGGAAGGCCCGGGAGTCGGGGGTCCCGCTATTCGGATCGTAGGTCTGGCGGAGCCAGATCTCACCACCGCCGGTGGACGACTGGACCTTCCCGACTGGTAGGGTCTTCTCGCCGATGAGCCGGGCCGCGGCAAACATCGCCTCGACGTACTTGCCCTCGCGGAAGATCGGATCGTCCGGGGACAGGCCGACGGTCTTGGCGAAGGTCGCCGCCTCATGGGCATTCTGCGCGAACTCGGTGCCCCACTTGGTGCGGAGCGCCTGCGACTCCTGCTGGAGCTTGGCACTGTCGTCGGCGAGGGACTGATCGAGCCCTTGGTTGACCAGCCGCGCGTGCATGGCGGCCAGATCCCGGGCAGCTTCCGGGGTCAGGTTGTGCTTGTGGAAGAGGGCGCGCGCCTCCTTCTCGAAGTCCTTCGACCACATCTCCTCGGGGAAGTCCTCGGGGCGCAGGGTCTCGCCGTAGCCGGCCTCGTCGTCGGGAGCACCGACCAGCTTCCGCCACTTGGCCCATTCCTCGGGCGCGGCGTCGGGCAGGGGGCGGGCTGGCGCCTTGGCGCCGACCAGTCGCTTGGTCTCGAGGTAGCTCTTCCCGAGGGCCTCGAGCATGGCAGCTTGGTCGTCGAAGCCCATGAACGGCGCGAGGGCGGCCTCCTGACCGAACACGGGAGGAAGGCCCGCCTTCCAGTCACTGGGCGGAGGAGCGGGCGGGGGGACGGATGGAGCCCCGCCGGCGGGCGCTTCCGAGGTGAGAAGCGTGCCTTGCTGAGCGGGCGCCGCGGGCGCCGCGGGCGCCGCGGGTGGGGCGCCACTGCCACCACCACCGCCGGCGCCTTCTTCGTTGTAGAGGAACGAGCGCAGTTTCACTTCGGACCTCCCGCGTTCATGGCACGCTTGTACCACTCAGACTGGTCGTTGATGGAGAGGTTCTCAAAGGGGATGGTCGAGTCGCTGACCCGCTCGTAGTAGGCGGCGGCGATCTTGTCCTTCCGCAGGACGGTGCCCAGCGGGATCGGCGGGGGCGGGGGCGGCAGGTCGCCGGCAGTGACGACGACCAGCGGCCGGCCGGACTTGGTCATGGCTCGCTCCCCGACCTCGTCGGGCGCGGGCTCGGTGACTCCGGCGGGCTTGGCTGCTTTCTTGGCCGCGGCCTTTTTGGCTGCCGGTGGCGGGGCAATGAGGACCGTTGGCGGTTCCTCGAGGTGGTTGGGTTCATTGCTCATGGTCGTTTTGTTTGGTTTGAGCGACGGGCGTGCCGGCCTTGATACCGGCTTCGATTTCCCGAAGGACGTTGCATTCGCCATCGATGACCGCCGCCTTGGCATGGTCGGGTCGGTTACCGTTGGCAAAGGGGAAGCGGGGGCGTTCATGCCCGAACTTCTGGCGCAGGTCGGCGAGGACCCGCTGGCCATGGGGACTGGCGAACGTGAGAGCATAGGAGACGGCCATCGACCCGGGTTCCCCTGACGGGATCCGGGGCTTCGGCTGCTGGTAGAACTCAGGTTCGTGCTTCATCAGATCGCGGGCATGCCGGGGGTGGTGGTCATCTTATTGGCCCCGCGGAGGGCCTGACCGACGGGTGAGTTTTGCGGGACGTTGCCGAGGTCGCTGGCGGCCTTGGCCGCGGCGGCGGCTTGTTCCATCTGCTGGGCCTGCTGCGCGGCGGCGGCGCGGGCCTCGCGGATCTCGGAGACTCGCTCCTCTTGGTTGATGTACTCGGGCGGCACGCCGTCGGCGAGGGCGGTCTCCTTCTCCGCCTTGTCGAAGTCGTACAGGTCGAGCACCTCGGGCACCATCGGCGCCAGCATGCCCACCCGCTCGATGGTCCGGTAGTAGGCCATCGCCGGCAGGGAGCGCAGGGCGAGGGCGATCCGGCTGGTGTACTCGATGTTGGGTGGCTGAACGAAGTTGCGTTGCCCGTCGAGTGGCTGGACGAGGGACTCGGGGACTTCACCGTACCAGCCCTTCCGGAGACCGATGGCGAAGATGCGCTGCATCGCCGGAGTGAAGAGCTCTGTCGTCAACCTGGCGAAGGTCGGGCTGAACTGAATCAGCTTCTCCTGCTCCCGGGCAGCCACCTCGCGGGCGGTCATCTGCTTCTCGAGAGTGGCGAACATGTTGAAGAGGTCCACGTGGAACGCCTTGTCGATGGCGCCCTGCCTCTCCTGCACCCGCTGGAGGCCGATGTCGTAACGCTGGTTCTCCTGCAGGGGTCGGGGCAGGCGGTTGACCAGATCGCTCGAGAAGTAGGTGACGCCATTGGCGTTGGGGTCGATCTCGCCCTCGAGCTCGTCCGGGGCCAGCATCGGTGGGAACGCCATCTTCTCGGCGAGGGCGTCCATCATCTTCTGCAAGAAATTCACCTGCCGGGCCTCGGGCAGGGCCATGAAGCTCGGGCTCCACCCGTAGAACGACCCGAAGATCGAGCCCCATTCGAGGTATCGGGAGACGAAGACGGGCATCTCTTCGTAGCCGGTCTCGCGGACAATGTGCTTGGTCTCGAGCTCCCAGTGGATGCACGCCCATGGCATGTTTTTGGAGTCGATCTTGGTCTGGTCCCGCTCCTTCCGCGGGAAGATGGAGCAGACGATCTTGACCTTGGTCTGGGGCTGCTTGGCCTCGAGCCAGAGCTTCTGGAGCTTGTCGCTCAGTGCGGCGAGGCCGAACTCGTCGACCAGTGCGCGCAGGGTGAACTCATGCTCCCGGTAGACTGTGTCGACGTTCCCCTCGAAGTCGATGTCGATGACGTAGCTGCCGACCGGCCAGTACTGGACGTTCAGCGGGAACTTCCGGCCGGGCTCAATGAAGAGACAGGCCGTCCCGAAGACCCCGCGGTCCAGATAGAACTCATGGATGGAGGTGTAGAAGTTGGACCCGGACAGCTTCTTCCGGGTGATCGAGGAGCATTCGGCGAGGTAGCGTTTGGCCGCCTCATCCTTCACGTTGTCCGGTGGCTCGAAGGCGAACCACGCGGTTTCCATGGGGCTCATCCATGCCAGCTGACCATTGGCGAGAGTGTCCGCGGCGCGGCCGGCGGTGGTATCGTAGAGCCGGCTCTCCTTCTCGGTGCTGGGCGTGATCGTGCCGCCGAGCCCGTACTGCCGGCGGGGACAGACGTAGGTGCCGATCTCATGCCAGAGGGTCTCCCATGGCGCCCTCTGCTCCTTCAGCTTCTCGTAGTTTTCGTTGAGTTGGTCAGGCGTCATTATCCGAGGAGGGTCTTTTGGCCACCCAAGCCGGCGGGCTTGTAGCCGCCCGTGTTGCCAGCGAAGATGGTGCCCGCCCCGGTGTTGGTCCGTTTGCCAGCCTGCTTCCGCGCATAGCGGCCGGCCTCAATGGTGTCGGCGCTGGTAGCGGTGGGGGGCGGTGGCGCCGGCAGGACCGGCGGGGCCGCCGGGAGCTCGGGGAACTCGAACTCGGTCGACTGCTTCAGCTGCTTCCTCAGCAGCTGCTCCTGCAGCTTCTCGTTGCGCTTCTGTTGACTCGTCTGCTCCGGCGCCTTCTGGCCTTTGCAGAACCGGGTGAGGCGCCCGCGGGAGTCAATCAGTCCGGGCTCGTAGTGGGGTCCGAGGATGGGGTCCATGGTGTGGCAAGGCGGCGGAACCGCTCATACGAGTGCCACCGTACCACGTTCAGTCGTTCATAGCCAACCAAAATCTGGGGGTGCGGAAAGTATGGAACCACTGAAGATAATGGTCCCGCCATTAGATAGACAAACCATGCATTCCGGTCGCTCTCAGGGAACAGCACCCATGGGTCGGTGACCATGGAGTAGTCCGCCCCGGCGTCGACCTCGCGGAACATGGCGAACACCTCCGGCGTGCTGATGACGTAGCCGCCGAGGAGGTGGGCCTCGAGGTCCTCCTGAAATGTCCGAGCGCAGGGCTCAGTCGTGTAGACGGCTGCTGCAGTCAGGATCGGCTGCCGCCCCGTCCCAGTCGCGGATCTGTGGGAGGATGGGCGAGGCGTCATTGGTGGCTTCGACGAAGGTGTTCCAGATCGTGCTGAACTCGCGTTCGTCCTCTTCGTTATCGAAGACGATGTCCATTGGCCAATCCGCGGTGGGCCCGCAATTTGCGTTCACGTAACGGATCAGCCGGCGGCATGCATAGAGGTGGTTGAGGCATGGATTCATAGAGCCTCATTTTTGCTCCTCCTCGAGTTTTTTGTCCACCGCTTTCTTGATCCCCTTGGCCTGCCGGTACAGCTGCTCGAC